TTGGAAGAGCATACCTTTGAACTTCTCAACTGACCATCTACCAGATGAATCAACATCTAAGTCGAATCTACCAGCATTAGCAACACCAGTTTGAGCACCAGCTTTTGCTTGGATGTTAACAGTTCTTACAACTTCTCTGTTAATCTCTGCAAGTATTTCAGCAGATAAGATGTTTGCAAGTTCTGTTTCAGCGTCAAGACCATGAATTGCTTTAAGGTCTTGTGCAAGTTCAATTGTGTATTCAGCTTTAAGAGCTCTTGACTTTGCAGTTACAGTTGCTTTCTCAATTGTGAAAGCCATTGATGCAAAAGGATTTGATGCTTCAACATCACCTAATGCTTCACCTGCAGCTGTAGTCATACCAGTACCAGTTGCATAAGTAGCTGCATCCCCAAATGGGTCTGTACCTGCTTGTGTTCCCGCACCAGAGAAATCTGTATCAGCTTCATCGAATAACGCCTCGGTCATTGCTAACCTTGAAGTGTTATCGTTATAACGAGCCTTCATACAGAATACTAATCCTGTAGGGCCAGTCATTGGTTGCACACCACAGATGTCGTATGCAATTAAGTTTGGAAGAGACCTTCTAACTAAAGAAATAAGTATAGGATTCCAATTTGCAATCCCAGAACCATCAGAACCAACAGCAGCGTTAACTGGTGATGCCTCAGTAAGGTTTGATACTCCATTTTCTTCATTAAAAGCTCTTTCTTGGTTCTCTAGAACCACAGAAGTTACAGCTTTTTTGTAAGGGTCACTGATTTCTGGTAAATCTGGATGACTCAATACTGGCTGCCACTTCTCTTGTAAAGTTTCTGACATAAACATTTTATGTTTCCCCTTTTAATTTAAAAGTGTTAATATTTAAAATCGACCTTATCTATATTTGTTAGGGTCAATTTTTCCTAATGCGGCAGAATATGCAGCCATACTTGGGTCAAGGTTTACCTTGGTCGAAGTATTTTCATCGCTATCACTAACCACTTCTTCATCTAACTGTAATTTCTCTTTAGAGTCACTAAAGTAAGATTCCTTAATTGTTTTGACATTAGACTCAAAATCTTCATCTTGGTCGATGTCTTCAATTAACTTTGTAAGTTTCTCGACTTCACTTTCAGTGAGGTCTTTAGAAACCTGTCCAACCACTTGTGTTCTAACAAGTTCATCTCTTTCAGATGTTAAATCGATGTTTTTAGAAACTTCTTCATTTAGTTTAGCTTCTACTTCTTCGATTTTACTTGCAAGTTCGTCAACAACATCTAATTTGTCGTCTGGAACTTCAACATAATGGTCTTCAAATAATGATTTAAGTCCTTGTATAAAGTTTTCTGTTAACTCAGACTTAAGTCCTCTTTCAATTGCAAGTTCGTTATCTTTAACCCACTCTTCTGCAACATAACCTAAGAAAGAGTCAACTTTGTTAACTAATTCTTCTTTAAGTTCGTTAGATGCTTCAACAATCTCGTCTCTCTTTTGAGATTCAAGGTTTTCTTTGATTTCACTAACTTTTGCAGATACAGCAGCTTGGAAAACTGTTTTTGCTTTTGATTTGAATTCTTCTGAAAGGTCTTCACCACCGACTAGAGCATCGATGTCGTCTGACATGTCGTAAGATTCGGATTTTTCATCTTCATCTTCGTCTTCGTCTTCGTCATCTTCGTCAGAAGCTTCTTTCTTAGTAGCTTCGTCCATTTCCTCTTCGTCTTCATCTTCTTCGTCATCTTTTTTAGATGCTTCTAAGATTGCAGTTAAAGATTCCCTTACAACTTCTTCGTCCTCTGATTTGAAATGTTCAGCAATTTTCTTTAGAAGGTCAGCCTTTGTTGACTCAGATTTTTCATCTTCATCTTCATCGTCTTCATCTTCATCGTCTTTCTTCATCATTTCATTAACTAAGGACTGGATGTCTTCCTTTTCAAAACCTTTGAGTTCTTCAATGATTTTCCTTAATGCTTCCATCTTAGTTAAATCTTCAACTACGACATCCTCTTCACTATCTGTATCTTCTTTGTAAGAAGCTGATAATTTTTGAGGTGCATCTTTTTGGTCTTTATCACCTTTTCTCTTTTTACTAGGTTTAGTAGCATCACCTGCTTTATCAACAGATGCAAGAGAAGATTTCTCTGGGTCTTTTTCTGGAGTAACAACACCATTATTAGCAACAGGAGCTGATGCTTCCATTACTTCGTCTTGATTTTTAATTTCATCTGACATGTGTTTATCCCCTATGTAAATTTCTATAATTACAAATTAAGAACGAATTATTTGTTCTTTACTATGTATTTATAACTTTTATAGTTTAGAGAAGAAATTTTTCATAATTTCTAATTTCTTCTCATCCAATTGGCGCTGTTTGGTTTGTCGAATCTGGTCTTTCCATGATTCAATCTCTACGGCTTTGATTACACCGCTTTCATTTATCCATTCAACACCTTCCATAATACCATCTACAAAAGCATCTGGTGCAGAAGGGTCTGCCACGATATCAGCTGCAGTTGCAAGCATGAAATCTTTCTGGACATATTGTGCATCATTTTTCTGGGTTACTGACCCCATACCCCTACTGGACACGCCTAGTTTAGCACCATCATTCAATAGTCCTTTAACTATATTACCCATTGGAGTATTCATTATTTTTGCCTTACCGACAAAATTATTACCATCTTTCTCTAAAGAAGTAATCAAATGACTAACTCTTTCTAAATTAATGGTAGGGCCTTCTGGATGTCCCAGTTCCCCATATGCACGATTCTTCTTAATGAATTCTTTGTTGTATCGTTTTACCTCGTTTTCCATGATATTCATTGGGTAAACACGACCATTTCTGTTTTTTAATTCTGTTTGGAGAAAAACACCTTCAATGAAAGTATCCTTACCACCATTTTTATTAACCTCAGTAATAAGATTTACTTCTTCTGATTGTTGTTCTGATATTAAAAACATGTCTTCTCCTATTTTATTAGTATCCGCCTTGTTGGTGGTCATCACCCTTTGTGACACCAGAGCCAAATTTATCAACCATTGCTTTCATAGCTTCTCTTGTTTTAGCAAGTTTGTCTTTCATTGCCTCAACTTTTTTAGGGTCAGGCCTGAACTTTAACTCTTTCTCAATATTTCTTTTTATTACAGCTAAACTCATTCTCATTGAAGCATATTTTTTTACAAATGCAGGCGGTACTTCCTCATTTACTAGTACAGATTCGATGTTTGCTATTTTCTTTGCAACATCATCATATGTTTGATTGCCTCTCAAACCATTTGAAAAACCAAGAGTATCTTCTATCTTCGGTTCTTCTAAAACTTCTTCGATGAAATCACTAAGGTCTTCACCTAGAAGTTTAATTAATTCTTTTGCATTCTTCCTTGCTTCTTTTTCGTTCTTATACTGTGCAAGTTCTTGACCATCTACATAAACTTTAAATTTATTAGATTTCTTTGCAATAACGACTGGTACTTTTTTCCCTTTTGCACCCTTCTCCATATAGGAATCAATCTCTTGTTCCCCACGAGGTAATTTAAATTTTTTTACTTCATCTAATGATTGAACTAAATCTTTAAATTTCTTCATTTGTTGGTTGTTCCTGTTTATTTAACCAATCAAGTTGCACATCTAATCTTTTGCCTTCTATAGCATCTTTTTGTTTATCAACCATAGCTGTAACAAAAGAATCGGAAGCTGCAACCATATCACTTGCCTCAATCGAATCTACTATTTTTTTAACATCTTCTCTTGCCATTATTTATTTCCTCTTACATGTCGAAGGAGTCCTCTCCTTCCCCATCTTCGTTATCTTTTTCGTCTTCGATTTGTCCATCAATCATTTCTATCTCTTCTTCGGATTGTCTAAGAACATTTTTTCTAATCCATTGTTGAGAATAGTATTTACCAACAAACTCATCAAGTTCCCTTAATGAAGTAACCCTTTCTCTTAAGATTTCGGCATCCTTCATTTCTACAAAATGAGAATCTTTTTGATAATCGAACCTAATGTTCTCTTTCTCAAGTTCCCATTCTTCAATTGGCATAATTCCTTTCAGTGCCAACTGAGTTCGTAGTATATCCATAAACATACTACTAAACTTCATTCTGAGTCTATCTACAAATCTTGAGAACTTAACCTCATCTCTAGATATCTCAGTTGTCCTACCTAAAGAGAAACCACTTTCAGTTTCTAACCTAGAGATAGGTACATTTAAACTTCTGAACAGTTTTCTTTGGAAGTATATAATATCTTCTATTTCACCTAGGTTTTGACCGCCAGGCAAGGTGGTAATCTCTGTTCCTCTTCCACCTTCTCTTCTTGGTAACCAGAAATCTTCCAACATACTCATATGTTTTCTATCATCTCTGATTTCACCTGTATCTGCATTGTAGACTAGTTTATTTTTATATCTAGTCATAGTATCTGCAAGATACTGTTCTGCTTTTGCCTTCGGAAGATTACCTACATCAATGTAGAATATTCTTCTTTCTGGAGCTCTTGATATTCTGTAAATAACAAGTGCATCTTCCATCATTCTTAATTGGTTAGCTGCTTTCAATCCTTTGTGCATATAACCGATGATGTTTCGTCTGTTTGCATCCATCATTCCAGAGGTAGTGTAAACAACTGCATCTGGTGATATCATAAGGGTCTGACCACCCTGTCCACCATAGGACTGGTTTTTCTCAAAACCACTTTGATTATAAGTGTAGAACTCTTTTACTTTGTCTACAATTTCTACACCATTCTTATCTTTTTTCTTACTAACTTCTCTGACCTTTTTCATTTGAAGAGGGTCAATCATTCTTAATCCAACGATACCTTTTTTAGGACTCTTTGGGTCAACTAGTAAGTGGAAGTACATTCTTCCATCTACATACCACTTTCTGAATATTTCAGAAGAGGTCTGGTTGAATCTCAAAAGTCTTAAGACCTCTGAGAATTCATCCCTAACCTTGGATTTAATTGAATCCGAAAGTTTAGTTGCATCTAGATTGATACCAACCTGTGCATCTAAATCATTAGAGGAGATTGCTTCTTGAACGATATCGTCAATTGCCATATCAACCTCTGGTATCAATGACATTGTTCGGTATCTTAGAATTAAGTCTTGTTCAGACTTAACTCCACCTTCCATGTCTACGAATGTCCCTTGGGCCATTCCACCACCTATTGCATAACCACCTTGCCCAACTTCTAAAACTTGAGCTCCATCGTCATTAATAGGGGCAACAAAGGATGGTGCTAATCCCTCTGCGTTCTTCCTCTTTATTTCAAATCCAAATATTTCCATAATATATATTTATAACACTAAAGAAGGAACTCTAATTAAAGAGTTCTTTCCCAGTGAGAATAACTGAATGTTACATCAAAAGTCTGTATCTCATCAGCAGTATCATATGATAAATCAATCTGTGCTACTGTTTGAGGGTACATATTATACAACTCATATGTTGCAATAATACTGTCATCCCTATTTAATTGAGATATAGTTGCTCTTGAAACTAGATACTCTAGGTCAGTTGCACCAACACCACTATCTAATTCTTGTATGCTTTCCATCCATTGTTCTACTGCTGTTCTAGCAGTAAAGTTTACATCGTTGATTACTGTAATTGTCCAATCTTCGAAAGTCCTATCCCCAGCAATTTTAAGTCTATGACCTCTAAAAGGTACTTCGACTACTGGAAGGGTTGAGCCAGGAATTGCGGCAGTTTTGCACATAAATTCTATGTTCTCACCCATTCTAGGTACAAAGACTTTGAATCTGTTGGAACGAACTCCACCAGCTATCAACTGCGACTTAAATTCATCTATAGTTGCCATGTCTTACTCCTTAGTTTCCATACTGGGTATTAGTTGCACCATATACTTCTTCGAATTCTACACCAGACCTAGCTGCAACGAAGTTTAGTGTAATGAAGTTGATGCTTCTATTAGGTTTAACGAAAATAGACGCTTGGAATTGATTTGCATCCACAACTGATTGTGGGTTATTTGTGTCGTCACAAACAACTTGGAAATCTACTATTCCTCGTCTTCCTTTTACTTGTCTTAGGAAAGGTTCAATCGTTGCTCTAAATTGAGCTCTTGTAAACGCGTCGTTAAATTCGAATAATTGGAATTTAGCAGCTGTTGCGATTGCCTTCTCCATAACAATGAATAATCTTCTAACATTAATTCTATCAAATGCACTTGTACTTGCAAGAAGAGTTTTATCACCAAATAAAACTGTCCCTTGGCCAGGGAAAGTTACTAATGGATTAACTCTCTTTCTATATAGTCCATCTCTTTCAGCTTGATTTGGATTGAAAGACAATTTAGTAATACCTAAGATTTGTCCTCTGTTAAATCCAGCTGGTGAGAACCATGCATCTCTTTCAGCATCAGTTCTTGCCATAAGACCTGCTGTATGTGAATTGCCTGGCACATAACAGTAGTTATCAGTGTACTTATCATATTGATAACACCATGCACTATCCATTACTGCATATGAACTTGAAGTTAAAGTTTCTGCAAATGCAACTATTGAAGTTAACTCACCACCACTGTTGTTTACACAATCAGCTTTACGAGGTGAAATGACTGCCATACAGTCTTTTCTTGCTTCACATAATGCGATTAAATTATTTGCTTGCGTTGTTGCCTCAGCAAGTGTCGATACCACTGAACCACTACTGTACCCATCCATAGGGCCTGCAATGATAAAGTCAACATCTTGAGTTTCTGCATCACCAAAAAAGTTGGTGTTTGCTGTGTTCTTTGCACCAGAAGATAAAGGATACCCATCTAACCCATGTGATAAATTACCACCTAAAGGTAAGTCATGTGTATCAAACGCTGTCCCTGCGGCTGCGAATGTGTTTCCTGCTTCTGATAATGCTGAATTGTCGTGGTTTGTCCAGAAGATGTAGTTTGAGTTGTATCTAATTTTATCTGCATAGTAATTTGAATTACCTTCTGAGTCTTTAGCATCTGATGCCATTGAAAGACCTTCAAATACTTCTAAGATTTCTCCAGGTATTCCTGTAATCTTACCATCTTCATCAAT